CCCGGACATAAAAAGAAATCGCATATTGTTGTAGCCAAAGTTGGTACTAAGACTAAAACAATTCGTTTCGGACAACAAGGAGCCAGTACAGCAGGAAAACCCAAAGCTGGAGAATCCGAAGCAATGAAAGCAAAGCGTAGGTCTTTCAAAGCCCGTCACGCTAAGAATATTGCTAAAGGCAAAATGTCAGCAGCATATTGGGCAGATAAAGTTAAATGGTAGACCCAGATAGACATTTTCAAGGTGACTTTGACCGCAACGAGGTTGAGGTCGACCTTGATCGGTTTATGGCAATACTACATGAAAACTCAAAACTTAAAGACGAGATACGCGAACTTAAAGATGAATCTTCTATCAATCCTTGGCAGAAGTGGATACACGCAGCAAAGACTATAGACGCGTGGCGTATATTCCCACGCGCATTTATCAGTGTGTACATGGTTCTTCTCTACTACTCTACAATTTGGTTTATGGAACTCGATAAGCCTGAACTATCTCAAGCAGGGCTTATAAGTACTGTTGTAGGTGCTGGGGCAGCCTGGTTTGGTCTATACACTAGATCAACCGGTGATGGTGAATAACTAATAATAACAACAAGAAGAAATTTATGGCAATAGAAATAAGTCGTAGGGATATCGTCTCTACTGAAATAGCTGAGTTAGGGGCGGAGGCTAAGTTTATAAAGCTTCCAATAGACCCTTACTTAGCACTTCTAAAAGTTACACCCCTACCTTCACAGATAGCAATTATTAATGCAATTAATAACCCTAAGTACAGGTTTGTCTGTGCAGCTGTATCCCGGCGACAGGGAAAGACTTATATCGCTAATATTATTGGACAACTGGTATCCTTAGTACCAGGCTCTAACATTCTGATTATGTCCCCTAACTATGCTCTTTCTCAAATCTCTTTCGATTTACAAAGAACGTTAATTAAGCACTTTGATCTAGAAGTAACTAAGGACAATGCAAAAGATAAAGTCATAGAAATATCCAACGGCTCTACGGTAAGAATGGGTTCTGTAAACCAAGTTGACTCTTGTGTTGGTCGCTCTTACGATCTTATTATATTTGATGAAGCCGCACTAGCAGATGGCAAAGATGCTTTCAATGTAGCACTAAGACCCACACTAGATAAACCAAATTCAAAAGCGTTATTCATTTCCACGCCACGGGGTCGCAACAACTGGTTTTCCGAGTTTTTCTACAGAGGTTTCTCCGATGAGTTTCCCGAATGGGCCTCTATCAGAGCAACTTATAGGGATAACCCTCGTATGTCTGAAACAGATATATTAGAGGCGCGTAAGTCTATGTCGGAAGCAGAGTTCAAACAAGAGTATGAAGCTGATTTTAATACTTATGCAGGACAGATATGGAGTTTTGACTTTGAAAAGAACGTTAAAGACTTATCTCAGTTTGATACTAAAACGATGGACGTGTTCGCGGGGTTGGACGTAGGTTTCAAAGACCCCACCGCATTATGTATAATAGCCTATGATTGGGATACCCAACAATACTACTTAGTAGATGAATATCTTAATGCAGAGAGAACGACAGAACAACACGCAGTCGAAATACAGAAACTCATAGATAGGTGGAATGTAGACTATATTTACATTGACTCCGCAGCACAACAAACCCGGTTTGACCTTGCACAAAACTATGACATTACTACTATTAATGCAAAGAAGTCCGTACTAGATGGAATCGGACATGTCGCAGCTATCGTAGATAACGGCTTTCTGTTTGTCGATCAACAATGTAAACACTCTTTAGCATGCCTAGACTCTTATCAGTGGGACCCCAATCCCAATCTATTAAGGGAAAAACCGAAGCATGATATGGCTTCACACATGGCTGATGCAATTCGTTACGCGCTATACTCGTTTCAAACTGCGAATATATCCTTCTAGCGATACCTGGGCAAAAATAGTGTTTGACAAGCCAAGTTAAACTAGATATAATTCTTTTAATGAAAAATCAGGAACCAAGATGCCCAGGCTAAAACGAGATGTTGTAAAGTATGTCCGAGACAAGGCAAAGTCCAAGTATAAAAAAGGTTCGGCTTGTGAGATTTGTGGCGAGACAGAGCAGTTAGACTTTCACCATTTTTATAGTTTAACACCTTTACTAAACCAGTGGCTTAGTACCAACAAACATAATCCTGAGTATATACAAGCACTCAGAGATGACTTTATAGAAGAGCACCATGCTGAGCTGTATGACCATACAACTACTATATGTCATACTCATCACTTAAAGCTCCATTCAATTTACGGTAAAGATCCTTCGTTAGGTACTGCAAAGAAGCAGATGCGATGGGTACAGATTCAAAGGGAAAAACATGGCTTGGTATAGTAACATATTAGGTAGAACCGAAAAGTTGAATCCAGCCCAGCAATTTGACGTTGGACAAAAAGAGTCTTCCAGAGAACTCACTCTTAGCTATACGCGTGCATACGAAGAACTAGAAATAGTCAATCGTGGTGTAAATATGATAGTTGATGACTGTGCTGGTATTGCTACTCTTGTTAAGCCTGAGACTAAGACTAAAGGTGTTATCAAAGGTATCAAAAGAGTTAAGGTAGAGACACTACTTAACCGCGAACCAAACCCTTATCAGGATATTAACAGTTTCCGTCGAAACTTAATTACAGATTTCATTATTGATGGCAATATCTTTATTTATTTTGATGGTGCTCATATGTACCATCTACCTGCAGAAAAAGTTACTGTACATGCAGACGATAAGACTTATATATCTCACTACTCTTTAAATGATGTTGATTTTACTACTGAGGAGATCATCCATATTAAAGAGAACTCTTTCCACTCTATTTATAGAGGCGTTCCTCGACTAAGCCCTGCAGCGCGCACGATGAATCTTATTTCGTCTATGCGTAAGTTTCAAGATAACTTCTTTAAGAATGGTGCAGTTCCTGGTCTTGTACTTAAGACAGAGAATACCCTTTCTGATAAAATTAAAGAACGTATGATCTTATCCTGGCAGCAACGCTATAGCCCAGATGCTGGCGGAAGGCGCCCCCTAATTTTAGACGGTGGTATATCAGTAGATAGTATTTCAAATGTAAATTTTAAAGATTTGGATTTTCAACAAAGCATAGCCGACAATGAAAAAGTAATTTTGAAGGCACTCGGAATCCCTCCAATTCTTTTGGACTCTGGAAATAATGCCAATATTCGCCCAAATATGCGATTATATTATCTTGAGACTATACTTCCTATTGTTCGAAAAATCAATTTTGCAATGACTCGATTTTATGGTTTCGAGTGTGTTGAAGACCTTAGCGACATTCCGGCTTTACAGCCTGAGCTAAGTGATGCTTCCGCATATTATACTTCATTAGTAAATGGTGGTATTATCACTCCTGCGGAGGCTAGAGATAAACTAGGCTTCCCAGTTATAGAAGGTACTGAAGAAATCAGAGTTCCTGCAAATATAGCAGGATCCGCAGTCGACGCCAATGTAGGTGGTCGACCCGTTGAGGAAAACGAAGATGGCGAATAAAGTAAAAACTAGAAAAGCTCTAAAGCAATTAACAGACTTTTTTATAAAAGAAGGTAAAATTCTTGATGAAAATTCTTATATTGCGTTAAAGAGCCAACCAGTTCTTGGAGCTACTCTTAACTGTATTTTTGGAGGTTATAGAGGTGCGATAGCTTCTCTAAGGGCTAGTCCACAATTTGGACCTCTTGTTAAACATTTAGATATACCAGAAGTAAAACCTACAGTTAAACCTGTAGAAACTAAAGCACCTGTTTGGTCAATGCCTGCTAATAAGCCTGCAGCGACTAAACCTGCTAAAGTTAAAGTGGAGAAGAAAGATGGATAAAATTTTTAGTCTTACTTCCACGTTTAAATCTGAGCAGGCCGACGACGGGTCTGTTGTGATTCGTGGAATGGCGAGCACCGCTGATTTTGATCGCGCAGGTGATACAATATCAGCAGAAGCTTGGCAGAAAGGTGGCTTGAAAAATTTCGAAAAAAACCCAATTATTCTATTTAATCATGACTATAATAGACCTATTGGTCGCGCTACGGGGATGAAAGCTGGTCCCAATGGTCTAGAGTTGGAATGCAAAATCAGTAAAAGTGCCCCTGGCAACGTAGCTGAGCTTGTTAAAGACGGTGTTCTTGGAGCCTTTTCTGTTGGTTTCAGAGTCAAGGATGCTGATTACATTAAAGAAACCGATGGACTAATGATTAAGGACGCTGAGTTGTTTGAGGTTTCGGTTGTTTCCGTACCCTGTAATCAAGAAGCTACTTTTTCGCTCGCGAAGTCTTTTGACTCAGTTGATGAGTACGAAGCCTTCAAAAAAACTTTCACTAATCGTGTAGATCTAGCCGGTCAGTCTCTGGCTAAGGACGAAGTTAATACTTCAAATGTAGCTAGGGATAACACACCGAAAAGCGTGGAGCAACCCTCCACAAATCAGGAGATCAAAATGGATAACCAAAACATCGACTTGGAAGCTTTTGCAAAGAAGGTAGCTGAAGATACAGCTGCAAAAATCGCAATGAAGCAAGCCGAGCAAAAAGCAGCTGAGAAAGCCGAAGCTGAAAAAGAGGCTTCTGTTCTTGAAGCACAAAACATTCGCGTTAAGACTGGTATTCAGTCAGGCGTAGAAGCTCTCATGTCAGACATGGAAGCAAAAATTAGCGCAAAAGACGCTGACATCGCTAAAATCTTAGCAGAGCACAAAGCAGACCTCGAAGAGAAGTCTACTGAAATTACTGCTATGCAAAACAGCAAGAAGTCCTTCTCAGGACGTGAGCAAGATCTTACTAAGTTTGGTAAGGAATTCCTTATGGCTTCTGTTCTTGGTAAAATTACTAAGAAAGGAATGAACGGAACTCAGTTCGGTCAAGACCTTCTGCAAAAACTTGGTGTTCAGTTCGAGGATAATGCAGGAACTTTAGATACTATTGTTTCTAATACTTTTGAAGAAGAAGTACGTCTGCAACAGAAAGTTGCTGGCCTGTTCCGTGAATTGCAAGTCAATTCTGGCGCTACAGTTCTTCCTTTGATGGATGACACTAACCTTGCTACTTTCGGCGCTGGCGGAATTGGTGATGGTATCCTTACAGAAGCAGCGGGAAGTGTAGCTAATGAGTTTCAGCTTCGTGAAGTTACTGCTCTTGCTAAGCGTTTGATCTCTGGTACTTTCATTGCTAATGATACCGATGAGCAGGTAGTAGTTACAATCCTTCCAATGATCTTGTCTGCTTTGGCCCGTGCTCACGCTCGTGCAATTGATAGCGCCTTCACTAAAGGTACTACCGCTATCCCTGGCCTAGTTGGCTCTGGAACTGACGGAACAAGTATGATGGCCGCTAACTCAGTTAGTGTACCTGCTACTGGTATGGTAATCAGTACTAGTATTGCATTGACGGCTGAGAAACTTATGAAAGCACGTGGTGAGATGGGCAAGTATGGTATTAACCCTGCTGATGTTGCTTACATCGTTAACACAGTTGAGTACTACAACTTGATCAATGATCCTGGCTTTCAAGATATCAGTGAAGTTGGTAGTGATTTGGCTGCTAAGGTTGTGGGTTCTGTAGGCGCTGTTTATGGTTCTCCGGTAGTTGTCAGTGATGCTTTCGAGCGTGGTGTTAACAAAACAGCTGCTGTTGCAGTTAACGTTAACAACTATGTTGTGCCTCGTCTGAAAGGTGTTTCAATCGAAACTGACTATGAAACAGCCAATCAGCGTACTGCTATTGTTGCTTCACAGTCTCTCGGTTTTACTGAGTTGTTTGCCGGTGCTGTTGGTAATCTGCCTTCGGTACGTATCGCGTACCACTCATCTTAATCGTAGAAGAGTAACTAAACTTGGGGGTTCGCCCCCAAGTTTTTACTAATGGACTTATAGCTTTATGGCAAATTTAATAACTTTAGACGAATACAAGATAGCCTCCAAAATCAACGGTCTTGGGGATGATTCTCGTATATCTAATTTAATCACAGCCGTGAGTGCATTAGTAAAAACTTATTGTAATAACACTATAGTAGACTATTATACTGCTAATAAGACAGAAACATTCAGCATTGACTTTGCATCAAGTTCGGTGCAACTAACAGAAAGTCCTGTTAATAGTATTGTAACAGTAAAAGAACGAACGGGAATCAGCAGTGCTTATGTCACTCTAGTTGCCGATAAAGACTACTATTTAGATACTGTAACAGATAGTATTTTTAGATCTAATTCTGGTACTCGATATAAAAACTTCCCACGGGGTCCCGGTGCCGTAGAAGTAGTATATAAAGCAGGTTGGGAAACATGTCCCGAAGACTTAAAACTAGCAGTAATTGATCTAGTTAAGTACTACTTTAAAGACGAGCATAAACAGCGACAGAATCTTGGAGGCGCTAGCATACAAAATGCCGCCAGCACTGTTGCATACCCAGATCATATAAAAAGAGTCTTAGACTTATATAAAAACTACTGATGAGTAAGCAACGCTTTGAAAAAGATTTTCAACTTCCGTTACTACGAAAGTTAGATAAGGAGGCTCGCAAGGCTGTACAAAGACAACGAGGTCAGCTTTTAATATTAGCTGATACTAAAGACTTAAGAAAAGTAATAGAACTTGTAGTTCCAGGCATAGAGATTAAAGAAGCAGACCTTTTAGCTGCTTTACAAGCAGGACAAAAGCACGCTAAAAAACTGCAGGAATCTTTCAAGTCTAGGAATAAAAGAAGGTTTAATGCTGTAGTAGCTAAGCTGCCCTCTATCGGACTTCCTTATACGTTAAATGAGGATATGTTTATAGTTACTAGTTTTTCTAAGTCTGTAAGTGTGGTTAAGGTTAGTATGCTTAAAGTTTTAGAAGATAGAAAAGTGTTGTCTAATGCTCAATCAAAAGATGTTTCCTCCAATCTTCATAAAGGTCATGGGGCAGAAGGAACAGCGGTATCTCAAGTGCAAATAGCATCTTCTGTTTCAGGTTTAGATGACAGCACTAAAAAGCTTTTATTGCACAATTTAGCTAGTAGTGCTTTCAAAGGAGATATTTCTAGTATAGAGTATAGAGAGATTAGTAGGTTAATAACTAAGTCTAGTCAAATAGTTACTAAAGCTGGTAAGCTGACTGCTGATTATGTTTCTGTAATTTCTTTTCAATCAGGAAAAGAGAATATAGCAGATTCTAAAGAAGAAAAAGCTTTAAAAACTGCTTATAGGTCTTTCTTAAAAGGCATAACACCTGAACTATTAAATATGGAAGGCTCTAGTTCTTTGAAGCAGAAAGCTAACAAAGTAGTTATTGCTAAGTTTAAAACGAGTAACAAAAATGTAAAAGTTAGTTCTAAAGCTTTGAGCCATAAGTTGTCTACTAAGACTTCTGTTACTACTAAGCCAAAGCTGAAAAAGGGCAAAGCAGTTATTACGCAACCTAGCAGCCCTCGAAAGAGTAAAAGAAAAACACAAGCATCTCCTGCATCTAGCATGCTAGAGATGATAGGCATGATTAACAAAGAACTACCAAATACTGTAAGAAGAAATATGCAAGAACCTGCACTTGTTAATAGAACAGGCAGGTTTGCGGAATCAACCAGGGTGACAGATATAACGCAAACACCCAAAGGGCTTCCGAGTATTGGATACACATACCAACGAGACCCTTATCAAGTTTTTGAAGAAGGAAGCAGCGGTGCTTGGTCTAATGGGCAAAGAGACCCTCGCAAACTAATTGATAAATCTATTCGCGAGATCGCAGTCAAAATGGCTATAGGCAGATTCTACACTAGGAGAGTATAATGGCAGAAAGGGCATACACTACAAGACGCCTAGGTATATTAACCGCTATTGTAGAAAAGTTAAAAGATATAAATGGGCAAGGAGACTACTTAACTAACTTAAATGAGAATGTCTCTCCTCGATTAAAATTTTGGGATGAAGTAGAAGAATTTCCCGCAGTCCACCTAAACGCTGGTTCTGAAACACGCGAATATCAAGGTGGAGGTTATAAAGATAGGTTTCTATCAGTCACAATACGATGCTACGTACAGGACGAAGATTCTGTAAAAGCCTTAGACGAGCTCCTGGAAGATGTAGAAACTCTTTTAGAAGAGAACTCAAACTTAACGTACATAGACCGCAAAAATGTGGTTCAAAGTACACAACAAATCACAATCATCAGTATTGATACTGATGAAGGTGTACTTGAGCCTTTAGGTGTCGGAGAGATGCTAATAGAGGTTCGATACTAGAAAATACTGGCAAGAGCAAAAGCTCACGTCCATGTCTTTTCAAGATAACATAGGAGAATAACTATGGCTTTATTTTTTAGTCGCGAAACGAAAGTTTATATCGCATACTTAGCAGCAAATGGAACAGAGGATGCAGACGCAATATGGGAGATACCCGTTCTAGACGGTTTTTCATTTTCACAAGGTACAAACACAAGCGAAGTAGTACTTAACGAAATGTCTGGTGCAGCCAATTCTAGTCGTCGAGGACGTAAAATGTTCACAGACTCTTACGCACCGGCAGAGTGGAGTTTTTCTACTTATGCAAGACCTTTTAAATCAGCTGGAACAGGTGAAACTGGTGGTAGAGTAGACGATGCTCTTTTTCAACACTGTGTAGAAGAGCCTTTGTGGGCTATGCTTGCTACCAATGCTACGTATACCAACCCTGCTGCTAGTACTAATGCTGCTTGGTCAACAGGTATTACTGCAGATGGTACTGATATGGATATTACCTTTGCCAATTCAAACCTAACTGAGCTAGCAAAAGCGAATATATACTTTAAGACTGATACAACTGTTTATAAAATTGCAAATTGTGCTGTAAATGAAGCATCTATGGACTTTGATATTGATGGTATTACTACAATCAACTGGTCTGGAATGGGTACAATTATTAGTGAAGAAGCTTCAGCACCTGTTAGAACTAGGTATGAAGGAATTACTAGTACAACTAATTTTATTCGTAACCGCTTAACGCAGCTTACTGCAGTATCCACATCGCCTACATCTACTAATTATGGTTTAACGCTAACAGGTGGTAATGTTACTATTAGTAATAATATTTCATTCGTCACTCCAGAAACTATAGGAGTAGTTAACCAACCTTTAGAAGCAGTTACAGGTACGCGCACCGTTGGCGGAAGTTTTAGTTGTTATTTAGATAACACTGCTTTAGGAAGCATGGACTTGTTTGAAAATATTATTGAAGGAACTAGTACAATTACTAACTCTTTTACTCTTGGTTTTAAAGTCGGAGGTAGTTCAGGTACTCCTCGTATAGAACTTAATATGTCTCAATGTCACTTAGAAGTGCCCACGCACTCCATTGATGATATTATTGCTTTAGAGGTATCTTTCTCCGCTCTAGGAACAAATATTACAGCCGCGGACGAACTTACGGTCAAGTATATAGGTGCTTAAAAAAAGTTCTTGACATAGGAGGTCTTTTGGACTATACTATGGGATAGAAAAAAGCTAAAGGGCTCTTTTTGAGCCCTTTTTATTGCCCGGAGAATAATGGCTAATTTTAATTTTAACAAAGAGGCGCAAGTATACCTTTGTCCAGCCTTTGATATAGAACAAGGGCTGACGCTTTCTGGAACTATAGCATCTCTTGTTAATTTAGGCGATAATGCTCCTATGAGCAGCACTCAACGCTCACAAAAAGTAGTATTTGCAGCAGAAGTAATTCTTCCATCCTCGGTTACGAATACTGAAGAAACCCTTTTTACCAAGGGTGGCACAAGTCAAGGAATGTGGATAGGTATTACTACTATCACGGGGATTAAGTATCTTCAATACCGTACTGGGCACGGAAGTGGCAGCTATCAGGCAACCACAAATGATCTAGTAGTTTTAAATAAGCCAATTTCAGAAATAGAAGAATTTGATGGAAAAGCGCACACAATTGCATGGGAAGCAGACCCCGATGCGGGCACCGCAAGTCTATGGATAGACAATAAACTTAAAGTACAAGGAGTCACTTTAGACGGTTCATCTTTAACCGGAGATAACTGGGCGGGTAGCGGTTCTGGAGGCTGGGGTTACAGCCCTCATACTAGCGAATACTGCCCAGGAAACCAAACAGGAATAGACAGGAATGTTGCATGGTCAGGAGCTATTCTTTCAGGTTTACGAATTTATAATAATCAGGAAAGTGCTTATAAAAATCAACCAATACTACTAGACGTAGGCCCTGATTTAAGCTTTACGCAAACTTTTACAGATAAGACATATCAGCAGAAAACGCTACACGAGCAGCATAAGATGCACGAAGCATCTAATATTAAAAAAGCTAACCCTGCTAATTTTGATATGACAGTACATATGATCACACAAGATAGTTTAGCTACTGTCTTAGATCTTTTAGTAGACTACAAAACAGATACTTATACTTTAAATACCTTTGATTTATATGTAAAATTACCAAACGATGTTTATAAGCTTGAAACGTGTGTTATAACTAATGGGACATTCATAATTGAGAAATTACAGAATCTTAAGTTGTCACTCTCAGGACAAGCAGCAAAGCTAACTAGAGGTAGGGAAATATTATTTCCTTTACCCACCCGAGGTACTAGAACCTACCAGATGACAAAAAGTCTTGGTATTACTATCAACGGTGCAGCTCTTAGCTCTTGTCTTTATAAGTGTTCCATTGAGTTACAAAATGACATAAAATGGATACCTTATGAAACTGTCAATGCAGCATTAGATGTAACTAATGCTAGCAATTCTATGTATCCTTCTCAATTTACTCTGGAAAAACGAATTCTTTCCGGTTCAATAGGACAGTATGTTACAGATACTTCAAATACTGACGTACAGACCTGGGACACAAATGTACCACTTGTAATAACGGCAGGAAATGGTTTGAGT